GTATGGAGATTGATTGAACACCAATACCAATGTGCAGTACGGCAGTTGTGTAAATGGCGTAATCAATGGGGGTTAGCAAAGTTTAGAGAATACCTATCAAAATATAAACTTGATAGTAATTTACTAAATGGCTTTGCAGACCAATGGACAAAAAGTAACAAAGGTAATCAGGGGGAATGGAAATGAAAGAGTATGACCCACATGAAGCAATAGACTTTATATTTAAAACCGCACCGCAATACGCTAAAGCGTCAGGCGAGTTGGCCCAGCTTGAGAACTTTAGGCACAGTCTTAAAGCCATTAAGATGTCGCAAACTGACGAACAAAGCCTTGGTGCTCAAGAACGGGAAGCATACCGCAGTCAAGACTACCAAGACTTATGTAAAGCCATAGGGGTAGCGGTAGAGCAAAAAGAAGCCTTCAGATGGCAATTAGAAGCCGCCAAGATGCGTTTTGAAGCATGGCGTACCCAACAAGCTAATGACAGAAATATAGAAAGGCTAACCAAATGAGAGATTACGCAGAAGTTTTCTTAGACATTACCCGTACTATGAAACGAGTACATGAACTTAAACTTAAAAATAACGATACCGAAGCCTATTTATTAAGCTGCGATGTTGTAGATTATGCCCAAGAACTTGAGGATACATTGCAAAAAGATGCAAACATTCAATAAGCTAATGCGTAACGCTTTTGCGACCCATATTGATTATGGTGCGTTTTTAGGGCTTTTACCTACTAACCCACACTTTTGCCCCAGTAACTTAGATGGGATTGCAGAGCGTAAAGGCAAGTTTTTGGTCATGGAGTGGAAACGCCCCAATGAAAAAGTTAGCGAGGGTCAACGCAGATTATTGCAAGCCTTTGCTAAAACGCCTAACTTTACAGTCGTTATTGTGCAAGGCAACACAGATGACGGGCTAGTTATCCAAGACTACTGGCAAGTTCAATCCTACGGGTCATGCGTTAAACTCGGCACAGGGGTCGATGACTTTAAAGCCTTTTACACAATGTGGTACGAATACGCCAATGAATAAGAAAGAAAGAAAATTAAATGACGATATTGCAAGACTTGGTTGCGTCTTATGCTACCACTTGGGCTTCAATGACACCCCCGCAGAGCTTCACCATGTCAGACGATTCGGGGGTAAACGGGCAAATGCACCAATACTTCCCTTATGTACCGAGCATCATAGAGGTGCTACAGGTGTGCATGGACTCGGAGCAAAGGCTTTTGAGCGATACCACCAAGTTGAGTTCGACACCTTACTAGATATAGTTAAAACTAGGCTACAACTCTAGTGGGTCAAACCCTAATTCTTTGCACATATGGCATCTAGTTCTAAACTCTTTGCCATGCTGTGCCCATTTATAACCTTGCCGTCTATAAAAACTCATATGAATCATCTCATGGGCCATAGTCCTAATTACTGTGTCTAAATGCCCACACCTAGCGTCAGAGATTGTAATAATATGCTCCCATTTATCTCCGTCACTATACAAATAAGTTCCCATGACCTCTGTATCTGAGTCCACGACAAAATTAACCTGTTCGGGTAAAGGCAGTTTCCATTTAGAAAATGGTTCGCAGCAATACAACATACTGTAAATGTTTTTAAGTATGGCTGGCGTGAGCTTCATACTTTTAGCAACTGACCCCGAAAGTAAATTAAACCCTCATCCTCATTAATAACCTCTGCCAATTCAGGTGGCATCATTTTGCCGTTAATAAAGGTCAATACTGCATAGCCTGCTCTCCAGTTGACTGGATTGTTTTCTGTGTACATAAACTGGCTATCTTTTATACAAGCCATTGTTCCAGTATCCACGCCATACCTAGTGCCTGTATAGTCAGACCAAGGCGTAATTTTAAGGGAATGTAAATGCCCTGTAACAAAGCTCGTACCCGATTTAATGGTGTTGTTATAGACCGCATGGATGCCGTTATGCCACCGATGCTTAATCATGCAAGTCTGGTTAACCATGATAGACCAGTACCATTTCCAATGAATTGTGTGGTCAGCAATATCAAACCCTTTAATACCCTCGTACTGTGGCAATACATTGGATAATTTGCCTGAAAAGCGTAAATCGTGATTGCCAATCGTAATCATTAACTTACAGCCTGCTGGTCGTACTTTTTCAATATCTCCAAGTCTTTCTTGAATCTCGTCTAATTCTTCTTTAACTGTTGGGCCTTTATTCCAGCCAATGCGATGATGTTGTGAAATACTAGCGAAATCGGCTATATCTCCATTGAGAATAACAATCTTTGGTTTTAGATACTTTACAAACTCAACAAACCCTCGATGGGCTGTAGTTACATATTGTGGGTTGTAATGGCAATCTGAACCTACTAATATAGTTCCATTTTCAATCGTGATGTTAGCTTGCATCTGTTCATCAGGAATGTAAATCTTAGGCATCCCATTAGGTTTTAAAGCGTCTAAAACAATGCCATGTGTATCTTCTATTGTTCTGCGTCTTTTTAATGTATTGCGGGTGCTAAGTCCAATAATCTTGCCAACTTTGTCAGGAGATTGATGCTCTCGCCAAATGGTTATAAATTCTTCATCAGTACACACTTTTTTTGCCATGACATACCTTTAATGGTAAAGTTAGCATATCTTAACTGAATATTGTTAAAAAACAATGGCATACGCTAAAAGAACAGACGCTAACCAAGCAGAAATAGTAAAAACCCTAAGAGAAGCTGGTGCGGATGTCTATATTTTATCGATGGTCGGCAAAGGCCTGCCCGATATTTTGGTAACTTATGGCGGGGAAACAATATTAATGGAAATAAAACGAGATGCTAAAGCCAAGTTCACCGCAGAACAATTAAAGTTTATAGCTAATTGGAAAGGTGGGCCATTAAGTCGAGTAGATAGCCCTGAATCTGCATTAAGAGTGATTGGATTAATTGAAAAGAAAGACTATAATCATTAGAAACAAGGAGTTTGCATGGAAAATTGTGCTTTATTTGTAGCAACATTACTACATTCTGCGACTAATACGCATTTCTTCCATTTCACAACGGATTCCTACTCACGCCACAAAGCGTTGCAAAAATACTACGAAGCCATTGTAGATTTAACTGACAGCTTTGCTGAATCCCACGCTGGCATCTATGGTAAGTTCACCGCATTTCCAAATGTGTACCACCAGCCCAAAGACCCTTTACGCTACATGGAATCTTTACAGAACTTTGTTAAAGAAGCCCGCCAAGATTTACCGCAAGATTCTGAATTACAGAACATTATTGATGAAATTGCCGACTTAATTAACACCACGACCTACAAGTTAAAGTTCTTAAAATGAGCCGCCAAGACCAAATTCGTGCTGCAATAGAGAAGCAGATACCCAAGACTACGACAGGTAAGGGTAAGAACTATCTTCCTACCGACCAAGGGGCTGGTATGACCGCCAAAGGTCGTGAAGCCTACAATCGTAAAAACAACGCTAATTTAAAAGCCCCCGCCCCAAATCCTAAGACTGATGCCGATAAAGGCAGAAAAGCTAGTTTTTGTGCAAGAATGGGTGGGGTAGTAAAAAACAGCAAAAACGCTGAACGAGCAAAAGCATCTATGAGGAGATGGAACTGTGGCTAAACAAGGACTATACGAAAATATTCACCGAAAAAGGGCTAGGATAGCCTTAGGTTCAGGCGAAAAGATGAATAAAGTTGGTAGCAAAGATGCTCCTAGCAAGCAAGACTTTATTGAGTCGGCTAAGACGGCAAAACCGCCTAAAAAGACTAGAAAACAAATGCTAACCGACAAAATGAAGGATATGTAATGAAAACTAAAGAACCAAAGAAGCTAGACTTCTCAATGAAGGGTGGTAAGCCCAGTAAGTTAGTAGGCAACGAAGAAAAACGCATGAAGCGTAAAGCAGCTTTGCTGACACACTTTAATAAGTTCCAAAAGGACATAGCATAAATGGCAAGTTTGGCTGAAACACTACGCCAAGCAGGATATGTAACACCACAGGGAGTTACAGGCCCTAACGCACCCCTAGCCCGACAGCTAAAAAACTATGTAACCAATGTAATCCCAACAGCCGCCCAAAATCTAGCCCAACAACGGGCTGATATAGACGCTTCTTTAACAATGGGTGACCAAGGCATACAAGTAGGCGATAGAGAAGCCTTTGAACGCCAAATGGCTCAAGTACCTAATTTGATGGGATTGACCGCTTATCATGGCACACCTCATACCATTAAAGGCAAATTTGACATAAGCAAGGTAGGAACTGGAGAAGGCGCACAGGCTTATGGACATGGGATGTACTTTGCTGAAGCACCAAGCGTTGCTGAAACATATAAACGGGCTGGCGGTGGGTTAGAAATTAAATATGGCAAACCTTTAGAAGAAATTGGCATTAATCCTGAAGTAACAATGCGTAGCATGGATTTTGATGCAAACCCATTAAATCAAGGGTTAGGCAGAATTGCTAAAAGTTTACGCACAACAGCATTAGATTACCCTGATGTACCAGTAAACCAAAGTTTAGTAAAAGAACACTTTGATGAGTACATCCGCTTATTGGATGACAAATACCCTAAAGATGCCGCCCAAAAGAAAGCATTGCAAGACCTAGTGGCTAAAGAGGGCTACCCTGACATTAATTTTGGTGGCAATTTATACAAAGTAGATATACCTGATGCCGACATACCTATGATGCTTGATTGGGGCAAACCATTAGCGCAACAAACACCTGAAGTACAAGCGGCTATTCAAAAATTAGGCGATAGATTTAGACCGCTAGATGATATGGAAGCTAAAAATGTAACTGGAGAAAGACTTTATAGAAGAATAGAGAACAGTTTTGGCAAATATTATGGAAATCAAGCAAATCCTGACGCTTCAGCATTATTGAACAGCGTTGGAATTAAAGGCATACGCTACCTAGACGAAGGTAGCCGTAGTTCAGGCAAAGGCACAAGCAATTTTGTAGTATTTGAGCCTAGCAATGTAAAGATACTAGAACAAAACAGCAAGCCATTAACCCGCAAAGAAATATTAGAGCAGGAACTAAAAAAGGTAGTAGAATAAACCCTAACTTAATCAATCACTTGGATAAGTATGGAAAATAAACAATTAAAGAATATTAAAGGGGCAGGCAGACCTGCTGGTAGCCCTAATAAATCAACCGCATTGGCTAGAGAAGCCATAGCAAGGTTTGTTGATGGTAATAGCTATAAGCTCCAAGAGTGGTTAGATAGCATCGCTAAAGACCCTAAATACGGCCCTAAACACGCATTTGACTGCTTTATGCAAGTGGCTGAGTACCATGTACCTAAACTAGCCCGTACTGAACATACTGGTAGCGAAGATAAACCTATCCGTTATGTGGTTTCATGGAAGAAGTAGCAGACTTTACTGATGTCAAAATAGAACTATATAAGCCTAGAGATGTATTCCTAGACTTCCATGACCGCCAACAACGATGGGCTGTGATTATTGCCCACAGGCGTGCAGGCAAGACAGTAAGTTGCATTAATGATGCCTTGTGGAGAGCAATAACTGAAGGCAAGGAGAACGCTAGATATGCCTATATTGCCCCGTACTACGCACAGGCTAAGTCTATTGCTTTTGATTACCTTATGCAGTTTAGCGAGCCTGCAAGGGTTAGGCACAATATCTCTGAATTGTGGGTCGAACTGTTTAACGGGGCTAGAATTCGTTTGTTTGGTGCAGATAATCCTGACGCACTTAGGGGTATGTACCTTGATGGGGTTGTACTAGACGAATATGCCGACATGAAGCCTAAGATATGGGGCGAGGTTATTCGACCCCTATTGGCTGATAGACGAGGCTGGGCTACCTTTATTGGCACACCCAAGGGTCACAATACCTTTTATGACATCTACCAGTATGCCACGCTAAACCCTAATGAATGGTATTCCAAAGTCTTACGGGCAAGTCAAACTAATTTGATAGAACAAACCGAACTAGACGATGCCTTAAAGTCTATGTCTATTGACCAATACCAACAAGAATTCGAGTGTTCATTTGAGGCTTCCATAATTGGGGCTATATATGGCGTTGAGATGCGACTACTGACTGATGCAGGGCGTATTACTAAGGTTGAGTGCGATAACCTATTCTTTGTCCATACAGCATGGGACTTAGGCTATAACGATGCTACAGCTATATGGTGGTATCAGGTCGTACATGGAGAGATACGGGTATTGGATTACCACGAAGCACATGGGCAACCAATTATCTATTACGCTAACCAAATTAAAGAACGACCATACGAATATGGCACACATTGGCTACCGCATGACGCTAAAGCTAAAACTTTGGCAAGTGGTGGAAAGAGCATAATTGAGCAAATTTTTGACAAATTACCTAAAGAATCGTTTAAAATTGTTCCAAATCTGTCATTACAAGACGGCATACAAGCATCAAGGATGGCATTAGCTAGGACTTGGTTTGATGCCATGAAGTGTTCAGAGGGCATTGAATGTTTGCGTCAGTACCAAAGGGAATACGATGAAGATAAGAAAGTATTTCGAGATAAGCCTCGCCATGATTGGACAAGCCATGGTTCAGACGCTTTCAGAATGTTGGCTGTGGCTTGGCAAGATGAAGCAGACACTATTAAACAAAATCAACCGATGCGTGGCATTAGTGTTGGAGAAAATGAAGTAACGCTAGAAGAAATGTGGAAATCCACCCCAAAAACCCAAACTAGGAGAATCTAAAATGCCTGAAGTCGCAGCCAGTTATGGCTTTAAATATGAACATGTAGCCGCATCACAAACCGCCCAAGTATTAGGAACAACAGGTGCAACAGGTGATTATTTACATCGTTTAATTATTACAGTTACTACAGCAGCTACTGGAACTGTGTCCTTGTTAGACAACACTACATCCCATGTATTAGTAGCCGCCAATACTGCAATCGGTGTCTATTCTGTAGAAGTCAACACTAAATCAGTTAATGGTGCTTGGAAAGTAACAACGGGTGCTGGTGCTGAAGTAGTAGCAATTGGCAACTTTACCTAGGAATAAGTATGCACGATACGCTTAATAAAACTTACGAGGATTGGTATAACACCATTGCCCAGTATGACAAGTCATTTAGGGAATGGGAAGCAAGAGTTCCCCGAATCATTAAGCGTTATCGAGATGACAGCCGTACTAGGAATAACCCTAATGCTCGCTTTAATATCCTTTGGTCAAATGTACAAACTATTAGACCCGCTATCTTTGCTAGACTGCCACGCCCTGATGTAAGCCGTAGGTTTAGAGATAACGACCCAGTAGGTCGAGTCGCTTCTATGATGCTAGAACGGGCTTTAGAGTACGAAGTCGAGCATTACCATGACTATCGCTCCGCTATGGATAATGCGGTTCTTGACCGCTTATTAGGTGGTAGAGGTACGGCATGGGTGCGTTATGAGCCACATATTGTTGCAGAGCAAAACGATTTAAATACAGGTCTAGCTGGTCAAGATGTAGGTAACGGAGTACAGATTACAGAGGATGCCGATGAAGCAGAAACGGAAAACGCTGAATTGGTGGAGTCGCAGGAACGAATTGAGTATGAGTGTGCCCCAGTTGATTATGTCCATTGGCGTGATTTTGGTCATACTGTTGCTCGTACTTGGGAAGAAGTAACGGCTATATGGCGTAAAGTCTATATGGGCCGTCAAGCCTTGATTGACCGCTTTGGTGACGAATTAGGCGGTAAGATTCCGCTAGACACCAAGCCTGATAGCGATAAATGGGCACAAAAACAGATGGCAATTGAACACCATCAAGCCTGTATCTATGAGATTTGGGATAAAGAACAAGGCAAAGTCTTTTGGGTTAGCAAGTCAATGGGTGAGATTCTTGACGAAAAGGATGACCCACTACAGTTAGAAGGTTTCTTCCCATGTCCTAAACCAATGTACGCTACGCTGACTACAGATAGCCTAGAGCCAATTCCTGACTTTGTTCTATACCAAGACCAAGCTAATCAATTAGACACGCTGGCAAACCGCATAGATGGCTTTATTAATGCCCTAAAAGTTCGGGGTGTTTATGATGCTGCCGAACCTGCCTTATCCCGCCTATTCTCTGAGGGTGAGAACAATACCCTGATACCTGTTAAGAACTGGGCTGCTTTTGCTGAGAAACAAGGCATGAAAGGGGCTATTGACCTAGTAGATATAACCCCAATCGCCCAAGCCCTAACCATGTGCTATCAAGCAATGGAACAAGTTAAGGGTCAGATTTACGAGATTATGGGTATTGCTGACATTCAACGGGGACAGACTGACCCCAATGAAACGCTTGGCGCACAGATTATTAAGTCCAATAACGCTGCGGGCAGACTCAAAACCATGCAACACGCAGTCGTAGACTTTGCTACTGAACTCCTAAGTATTAAGGCTCAGATTATCTGTAGGCACTTTACTGACGATACGATTGTTAAGATTAGTGGTGCAATGCAACTAAGCCCACAAGACCAACAGTTAGTACCCCAAGCCTTACAGCTATTAAAAGACGAACCCGCTAAGAATTTCCGTATTGAAGTCACTAGCGACTCAATGATTTACCAAGATGAGCAACAAGAGAAACAAGACAGAGTTGAGTTCTTAACGGCAGTTAGCCAGTTTATGAACCAAGCCTTGCCAGTAGCTACCCAAGCCCCCGAACTTACCCCATTACTAATGGAAATGTTAAAGTTTGGTGTCACAGCATTTAAGGCTGGTAAAGGCATGGAAGGGTTGATTGATGAAACTGCCGATGATTTTAGAAATAAGGCTAAAGCGATGGAAGGCCAACCTAAACCACCACCTGTTGAGATTCAGAAACTCCAAATGCAGTCGCAGATGGAACAACAAAAAATGGCGGCAGAAACTCAAGCCAAACAAGCCGAGGCTCAGATTACTGCCCAACTTGAACAACAAAAGATGGCTGCTCATATTGAATTTGAGAAAGCTAAACAAGAATATCAGGCTCAAGAGAATCAACTTAAGTTCCAATTGGAAGAACAGCGTAATGCTCAAGACAGAGAGATGGAGATGAAGTTAGCTCAAATGAAGATGATGACTGAGCGTAATACACAACTTCTATTGGCTTACATTAATAACGGGGCTAAAATTGAAACGGCTCGTATCTCTGCTGGCGTAGATTCAGGCGAGGGAATCGCTGAAGATTACACAATGGATGAGGATATGCTAAAGGTTCAAGAACATCCCCTAGCCCCTATAGCTAACGCTATTGCCCAAGGTAATCAAGACATGACTGCTACTTTAGGTGCTTTAATAGAACGATTAAGCCAACCTAAACAAGTCGTTAGAGGTCAAGACGGCAAAATAATCGGGGTACAGTAATGGCTATAACAGTCAAGCACAATAAAGTCAGCACAATACCTGACACAACCGATACAAGTTTAGTTCGCCCTAGTGATTGGAACGCTGACCATACTTTAGTCGGTACTATAGATGTAGCTAACGGGGGAACTGGGGCAAGCACCCTAACAGGTTATGTAAAGGGTAACGGCACAAGTGCTATGACGGCTGTTGCAACTGTACCAAGCACAGACATTACGGGTCTTGGCACAATGTCTACCCAAAATGCCAACGCAGTAGTCATCACAGGCGGCACAATCAATGGCACTACTATAGGTGCTACTACCCCATCATCTGTAAACGCTACTACGATTACAGGACAGACAGGAGTGTTAAAAGGTACTGGTACAAACTTATTAACATTTTCTCAAACTTTTAGTAATGCTATTTGGTCACCAACAAATGCTACTGCAACAGATAATTCTGCAACTGCACCTGATGGTTCTTCAACTGCGGCTTTATTAACAAGGTCTGGAACATCAAACGCTAATATTTCACAAACAGGAACAAGGTTTGCACAATCTTATGTTGCAAGTATTTACGCAAAAGCTGGAACACAGAATTTTTTAGCAATTCAATTAAATGTAAGCGGAACTACAAAAGCATCATTTATTACATTTAATTTAACAAATGGTGCTATAGGAACTGAGCAAACTTTAACATCGCCAGTAGGAATGACTGCTACAGCAACAAATGTTGGAAGTGGTTGGTATAGATGTTCTGTTATATATACAGGTGGCGGTTCTGATAACTTTTTAATTAATCCAGCAAATGCCGCAAATACTAGAAATGGCGATAATGGTGGAACAATTTATATTTGGGGTTCTCAACTTGAAGTAGGTAACACATTAAACACCTACATCCCCACAACCACTACAGCAGTCTACGGAACTCCTACCCTATCCTTTAGTGGAGTATCTACTATTGGACTAGAGTCTAATGGTTCTTTATTTGTACAACCAGCAGGAACAGGCGCATTACAAGCACAAGCTACTACATCTACTACAGCAGGTGGTAATGCTAGGGGTGCATACGCTGTTGATTGGCAGACAAGTAGAACTAACGCAAACCAAGTAGCAAGCGGTAGTGGAAGTGTTATAGGTGGTGGAGTTAACAATCTTAGTTCTGCCTTTTTTTCAGGGGTTTTGTCTGGTGCATCAAATACAAATTCAAGCAATTATTGTTTTATAGGAAGTGGAAGTGGTAATTCAATTACAGGCTCTACTGACGCTTATAGTGCTATTGTTAGTGGTTATGCAAATAGCGCACTTGGGCGGTTTAATTTTATAGGCGGTGGATATGCTAATAGTGGTACTGCGACTGCAGCAGTAACCACCCAAAGCGGTACGATGAACGCAACTACTGCTGTTACATTGTCAGGTTCTAACGCTAACATTAAAGTTGGTCAATTAATTAGCGGCACAAGTATTAATAGTTTTCCTAATACCTATGTTGCCGCCATATCAGGAACAAGCCTTACCCTTTCCCAAGCCGCATCAGGTTCATCTACAAGCACTCTATCTTTCTTTACTCCTCATGGAGTAGTAGTAGGCGGTGGTAATAACCAAGCTACAGGTAGTTATTCATTTATCGGTGGTGGTGGTGATGCTGGTACTGCGGCTAATAGGAATGTGGCTAGTGGTGATTGGTCAACTGTTAGTGGTGGATTTAAGAATGCATCTAGCGGTTTGTTTTCTTCTGTTTTAGGTGGAGCAAATAACACAGCATCAGGTATTGGTTCATTAGTGGTTGGCGGTGGAACAGATGGAGCAACTTCCCCAGCAGGTAGTACCGCAAGTGGGTTATCTTCAGTAATAGTTGGTGGGTCAAATAGTTTTGCTACTGCAAGTTATTCTGTGGTTGTTGGGGGAAATTCAAATCAAGCATTAAGTACTTACAGTGGAATCTTATCAGGAAGATTTGGAACAACAAGAAGCACAGTAGGGTTTGTTGCTTTTCCAGCCTGTAATGCACCAATAGCAAACGCAAATGGAGTATCACAAGCTGGTTTATTGGTGCTTGGTGTACAAACAACAGATGCTACAGCTACCGCATTAAGAAGCGATACATCAGCCGCAGGAACAAATAACCAAGTAATCATGCCTAACAACTCTGCTTACTTCTTTAGAGGTGAAGTGGTATCAGGAGTAACTGGCGGTGGAGATACTAAAGGCTGGACTATCGAGGGTGTAATTAAACGAGGTGCTAATGCAGCATCTACAGCCTTGGTTGGAACACCTACAGTCACATCTAGCTTTGCTGATGCTGGAGCTTCTACTTGGGCTATTGCAGTAACAGCCGATACGACTAATGGTGGAATAAGAGTTACCTTTACAGGGCAAGCTAGTACAACTATTCGTACAGTTTGCCAAATCCGCACAACCGAAATGACTTACTAAGGAGAAATCATGGCATTAAAGCTTGCAGTTCAAACCCAATTTGGCGTACCAGCCCCACAAGCCTACGCTAGAATCACTAACTTCTTTGGCACTAAAGACCAAATTCAAGTCCAAGTCGCTATTCATTACGATGAGTCGGCAAGGCACAGCAATATGGCTACAGTCAAAGAAAACGCACACTACATTGCTATGGAAGATTTAAAGGGTGATTTAATCCCAGCAATCTATGAGGTTCTAAAGACTTATAGTGATTACGAAGGCGCAGAGGACTGTTAGTGTTTCAGACTGCATTTCAGGTCTTAGCGTTTCAGATTAATGCGTTTCAGATAGGACAAATACCCCCCAATCCTTATACTGACACGCATGATGGTTTCACGCCTGAAGAAATTAGACGGGCAAAGAACCTAGAAAGAAAGATACACGAAAAAGAACTAGCATTACTTAAAGCCCAACGAGCAGACCGAGAAGCTCGTAAAGCTCGAATTAAGGGTTTAGTTGACCCACCGAAAATTGTTGCTAAACAGAAACAAAATAAACTACAATCTATTCAAGAGGTTAAGGCTGGTATACCGCCAGTTGATACTACAGAACTAGAGCAGTCTATCGCCTACCTTGAAAACCAACGAAGCAAGTTGCTAAGGGCGGTAGAGTTAAGACGAGAACAAGGCCAAATAAGGTCTAGGCTCGCAATACTTGAAACTCAACGCCTTGCTGAACAAGACGATGAGGAAAGCATATTACTACTAATTTAGACCCCCACGCCCAATATAAGTTAGGTTACGACCATTTACACGCAGGTCGTTATGAGCAAGGTTTTCGATTATTTGAGTATCGGTGGCATCCTGAAATAGTTGCCGAACAAGCCGTACCTTATGAGCCTACTTTTAAAATTCCTGTATGGCGAGGTGAGTCTTTAATGGGTAAATCCATCACAGTACAGATGGAACAAGGCTTTGGTGACATTATTATGTTTGCCCGATTCTTACCCGCTTTAAAGGCTTTAGGGGCAAAACAGGTCGTAGTCTTACAAGAAAGCACACTCCATTACCTTTTGGGGCAGATTCATAGCGTAGATGTCTTTTCTAACAGCACCAATGAGGGCATAGCAAGCCAATCAGACTACTGGATAGGCTCTATGTCGTTGCCGTATTACATTTCCCTATCTCACCCGCTAGTAAAGGCTATGTTCCCAGTAACCCGTAAGAAAATAGTGGGTTCTGAGGGCTATTTACACGCTATTCCTAGCAATATCCCACCCAAAATAGGGGTGAACTGGGAAGCATCTAAGCAAATTCTGTATTACTTGAAATCAATCGACCACCGACACATTGAAGAATTGGTTGGAGATGACTGTTATAGCCTAAATCCTAAGTCTGACGGGCTATTTAACCCACTACCTAACGATGGATGGAAGAAAGATTGGGTAAAAACCGCCCAGCACATGAAAGCTATGAAAGGAGTTGTAACTGTAGATACTGGTACGGCTCATTTAGCTGGTGCTTTGGGGGTTAGAACCATTGTTTTGCTACCTAAAGAAGAATTTGTCTGTTGGCGGTGGAAAAATGCCCGTTGGTACGACTCTGTTGTATGCCTAAGACCCCATGAATACGACCAATTACCCGAACTATTAAGGAGAATGTGATGATTTGCCCTAAATGTGGCTATTCTGAGAGCAACCATGTCGTAACTAAGTCAAATAAAGAACATTATTTAGACTTTTGGGGGTTTACCCTAGGTACACCTGAAGCTGAAGAAGCATGGAAACAAAAGCAAGAAATGACCGCCAAAGAATCGCCAATGGTTATGTCAGACATTGAAGGGTATATATCTCAGGTCGATGGCACATGGATTAAAAGCCGAAGTCACCATAGAGAACACCTTAAACAGCACCGCATGATTGAATTAGGTAACGATGTACCTGTACAGCATAAGCCTGTGGAATTAAGCCGTAAAGACCAAGAAACCCGTAAACGCAAGATTGCCGAGCTTGCTTACGCTAAATTAAATTATCGTTAAGGAGCAATCATGGCAGACCGCAGAGAGATGTTGGAAGCAGCAATGAATGAAGTTGAAATAAAAGACGAACCTCAAGAGGTGGAACATGAGGAAGATGAAGTACCTCAAGACGAACCCAATGAGAAGGGTGTCGCTGAAGATAAAGAGGTGGCAGAGGAAACGAACATTGAGGCTACTTCAGAAGATACGGGTGAACCAGAACAGCCCGAAGAACAGCTTGAGAGTAGCAATATACCAAAGCCTACGACTTGGAAGAAAGACCTTTTACCTTTATGGGACAAGATAGCCAAGGGAGAAACATTAACTAAAGATGAAAGCAAAAAACACCTTGAATACCTTAACCAACGAGAGAACGAGTTTAAAAAGGGCGTTAGCGTATATAAAGCGGAAGCGGAACGAGCAAAGGCTCTTGAGGAAGCAATTAACCCGTTTGTCCCCGAACTCCAATCACAAGGAATACACCCTGCCGCATGGATAAACAACTTGGGTCGTGCCCACATGATGCTTGTAAAGGGAACTCCTCAACAAAAAAGAGAAATGTTTCATACACTTGCAAGAGATTATGGTGTAAACTTAAATGAAAGTAATGAACCGCAACAACCAGTTGACGCATATACACAACAGTTAATGCAACAACTTTATCAAGTTAATCAAGAGGTTAGCACGATAAAAGGGCGGTTTGAGCAAGAAGAACAAGCTCGTTTAAGTAATGAAATTGAACGAGTAAGAAGCGACAAAGAGCGGTTTCCGCACTTTGATTTGGTGAGGGAAGAAATGGCTCAACTACTTGAGCTAGGTAAGGCCCAAAACCTTGAAACGGCTTATACGAAAGCTGTGAGGATGAACGATGAAGTTTGGGCAGTTGAACAAGATAGACTCTTGTCCTCTGCGAAAAAACAAGCATCTCAATCCCAGCAAGTAGCACGAGCTAAAGCAACGGCTGTTAGCCCAAAATCCGTTACTCCTAACGGAACACAAGCAAAAGTCGAAGCAAAGGATAGGCGTTCTCTACTAATGGCTGGATTAGCCGATGCAGAGAGCGGTAGGCTTTAACTTAACTTAATAAAGGATATATCATGTCATTTGCTAACTCAGCAATCACCGATATTATCGCTACAACCATTCAAAGTCGTAGCGGTGAATTGGCTGATAACTTAACGCAGAACAATGCTATTCTGCAAAGACTTAACTCTAAGGGCAATGTACGCCCATTCTCAGGTGGTAATGTCATCCTCGAAGAAATTTTCTATGATGATACGGCTACTAACAACGCTAACTCGTATAGCGGATATGAAGTATTGAACATTTCTCCTGATAGCCCAATCTCGGCTGCTCAGTTCAAGATTGCTCAGTACGCTGCATCTGTAACCATGAGTGGTTTAGAAATGCTCCAAAACAGTTCTAAAGAAGCAATCATTGACCTGATTGATGGTCGTATGCAAGTTTCTGAAGCCCGTTTATTGAACCGCATTTCAGGCGATTTGTATGGTGACGGAACAGGTAATGGCGGTAAGAATGTGGATGGACTAGCCGCAGCTATCGCTGTATCTCCAACCACAGGTACTTATGGTGGTATTAATCGTGCCAACTTTACTTTTTGGCGGAACCAAATTACCACAGGTGCAACTTCAGCAACAATGCTTGCTAAGATGACCGAAGCCGCTATTAAGCAGATTCGTGGCACAGACAAGGCTGACTTGTACATCGCTGGTAACAATATGTATCAGTTCTTTGTAAACGCATTACAGGCTATTCAGCGTATTACTACCGAAGAAAGTGGTGCAGCAGGTTTCGCATCCCTTAAGTTCTATGGTGGCGGTACATCTGCTGATGTGGTACTAGGTGGTGGTATTGGCGCACAAGAAAATACAAACTATATGTATCTCTTGAACACCAATTACATCTTCTTCCGCCCACACAAAGAGCGTAATTTCGTACCTATCGGTGGTGAGCGTCAAGCTATCAACCAAGATGCGATTGTTAAATTGTATGGATTTGCTGGCAATATGACCACAAGCAACGCACAGTTGCAGGGTCTTTTGACAACTTAATCAATTAACCTAAAAAAAGGAAATTATCATGCCTTATTCAGTTCTTCCTATAGCAGGAGTTGATTTAAATAGCACAACTCCAATCAGTTTTTCTTATACTAACGGCACTACCGCAGTATCTATTCCTGACTTTGCTCCTTTGGGAACGCAAACTTTTGGAAATGATGGCTTGCGTTATGTGTTTGCACAAGCGGGTGTCGCTATTGCAGCATCAACCGCAACTTGTGTAATCAACGCTTCTACATTCCAAGTTACTTTGGGTGCAGGAACATATGCGGCAGGTGTTTCTATGGCATCAGGCGATTATGGTTGGTTTAGCAAGGCTAGTGTTTAATACACTTTTGTAGTAAAAACAAAGGGTTACTCTTAACGGGGTAGCCCTTTTTTCTTTTAACCCTAACCACTTAGGAGCATTACATGGCAATAGATAGCGATAACCAAGACGCAGATTCACGCTTGGCAGTTAAGTTTTACAAGCGAGCCGTTCAACTAGAACACGAATCAAGCGAAGCTGGCAGACCAATATTTAAAGACTTTGACTTTGTACGCATTATGGTTGCTGGAGATAACTTAACTGAAATTGACACTTTTGCACGAGAAAGCCACACACAACGCTTTCCAAAGCAATGGCTTCAATATCAGGCTAGTCAAGACTCTAGTAGCGATATGATGGGCACACCTTTAGAACAATGGACTTTAATTAGTCAATCCCAAGCCCAAGAGTTAAAAGGTATCAAGTTTTATACAGTCGAATCTATTGCTAATGCTTCAGATTACCAGTTACAGCGTATTGGAATGATTGCGGGTATGCAACCTCATTCATTTAGGGAAAAGGCTAAAAGTTATTTAAACCTTGCTACCGAAACCGCAGACGCTAGTAAACGGGATGAAGAAATTAATACGCTAAAGCAAGAACTTGCCAAAAAAGACGAGGAAACTGCTAAAATGAAGGCTGAAACTGATGCGAAGCTCGCCCTAATGCAAGAACAAATGGCGGCTGTACTTGCGGCAGTTGGTGAGAAAAAAACTCGTAAACCAAAGGTCGTAGAGAAAGTCTAATATGTCATCAACGATGCTCCAACTTGTTCAGCAGACCACTAGCGAGCTAAACCTTGCTATTCCTACCTATGTGGCGGGTAATACTAGTCAAGATGTACAACAGGTTCTAGCCCTAATGAATCGTCAAGGCTATGACTTGGTAAAGGAATATGATTGGCAAGCTCTACAGTTGGAGTATCGGTTTTATACCGATGCACAGACTTTTGTAGGTTCTACAGTTAGCAACGCAAGTTATAACATTATTGTTACAGGTGACGCTACAGCCTTAACTAGTAACTTTACAATTACAGGTACAGGCATTAACCAAGATACCTATGTGTCAAGCGTAACTTACAACGCTGGCACAGGCTTATCGACTATCGTAATGAGCCAGTTGGCTAGTGGGACATATACAAGCGTAACTTTTACCTTTTCGCAGACTAAGTACCCTTTACCCAATGACTTTGAAACCATTACAGACAACACGCATTGGGACAAAACAAAGCATTGGCAGATGCTTGGCCCTGAAGATGCCCAACAATGGCAATGGCTCAAGTCGGGTTATATCTCTACAGGCCCACGCATTAGGTGGCGTATTTTAGGCGATAAGTTCCAAATTTGGCCACCATATAACACACAAGAATATTTAGGTTTTGAATACCGCTCAAAAGGTTGGGCTAGAAGTGCTGCTGGAGCAGTTAAAAACAGCTTTACTGTGGATACCGATACGACCATATTTGACGATACAGTCTTGGTTTTAGGTACAAAACTTAAGTATTTCCAAATCAAAGGGTTTGATACTACTGCATTGCAACAAGACTATTTCCGTTATTTGAATGTAGCTAAAGCCAACGACAAAGGCTCTGCTACCCTATCGTTTGCACCATACCCAAGTAAGGTCTTAATTGGTTACGCTAACATTCCTGATTCAGGCTACGGAACATAATGGCGGTAGCTCAACAAAGAAGGGCAACGACAGCATCTCTACCATCTCCTATTGGCGGGTGGAACGCTAGGGATTCGTTAGCCGCTATGAATTCGTTAGATGCGGTTCAGATGGTTAACTTCTTTCCTACGCCTACGGATGTAACCCTTAGAAAAGGCTATACCAAGATTTCTACAGGCATTACGGGGGCTGTTTTATCCCTTATGAGCTATTCAAGCCCAACAACGACTAAGTTGTTTGCTGCTACCGCTACGATTATTTATGATGCTAGTACCTCTACGGCTACTTCTAGCCTTACAGGCAATACCGATGGTAAGTGGATACATTCCATGATTACAACTGCTGGTGGGTCTTTTATGCCTGCTGTAAACAATGTTGACCCTATG